GAGCCCTTCTTCGTCGTCCACGACCAGGCCCTCGGCCACCACGCCGAAGGGCGGACCCTCGAAGATTTCATCGAAGCACTCTGCACCAGACCAGCGTGGTTCCCCGACTTCCCGCTCGATGCCGACGGCTCGATGGCGGATAGCTACCAGAAAGACTGACACACCATGAAACCAATCCCATACTTCGAGAAAGACGGCTCCTATAACGAGTACATCCCCCGCCGCCGAAAGCCACGCATCGACGACTCGTTCCGGCTCGACTTCGCAACGCGGGTCACCCCGCAGGTCGCGAACAAGATGGACCCGCAGCAAGCACTGGAGATCGTCCGCTGCGTCGATGCCTACCGCACACTCCGCGACGCCGGGTGCCTCCCAGGCAACCGCTACCTCCAGATACAGCGACAGATCAACTTGAAGGCCGATCGTTACGTTCGTAAATTCAAGAAGAACCAAACCCCAACATGAACCTGTTCCACCCATTCGATCCGAAAATCACGGATCTCCAACGCAAGCGCATCGCTTCTGAAATCAGCAACACCAAGTTTGCCCTCGCTTGGCTCCGCACCGACCCGTCGGTCGATGACGTGCGAAGGGCCGTCCTGATCGAGCTGGACGATCCCCGTGGCCCATTGCGCCGGGGCGTGCTGCAAGTGCTCCTCCGCCGCCTCCGGCAGCTCGAAAGCTCCGAGCTGGAAGCCCGCATCGTGAAATACTTGGAGAAGAGGAAATGAAAGAGCGCGACGTTGAAACAGCCGTTTGCGTGTTCGCCGGTGGCCTCGGCGTCGGCACCCTGAAGATCGCGGGTCCAAACGACCGGGGCAAGCCCGACCGCCTCTTCTTCAAGGACGGCAAGGCGATCTTCATCGAGCTGAAGGCGACCGGCGCGAAACCGACAGAACTCCAGCTTCGCACGATCAAGAAGCTCCGCGAGAAGGGCATGTTCGCCGACTGGACCGACTCACCGAAGCAGGCGTCCCAGTGGATTCTCGACCACCTGATCCCCTGACCAAGGAAACTTTTGCCGCTGGAGATGGAACGGATGAGCGAGCCGGAAGTAGCTCCCCCTCTGTCTCCGGTGGCAACCCCTCACTGAACTGATGGACTTCACCCCGCTGCCCCACCAACCGCCGATGCTCGACTGGCTGAAAAGCCGGGACCGCTCGGCCCTTTTCTGCTCACCTGGGCTTGGGAAAACCGTGGTAACCCTCGACGCCGTGGCCGAGCGCATCGCGTCCGGCGAGTCCCGTGCCGCGCTGATCGTCTCGCCCTTGCGCGTGACGACGATCACCTGGCCGAACCAGATCGCCCGGTGGAACCTGTCGAAGTGGATGAAGATCGCCCACCTGCGGACCCCGGAGGGCTGGGACCGGTGGAAGCGAGGCGACTTCGACGTGGCTCTCATCAACCCCGAGCAGCTCCCGACCATCGAGCGCCGGATCAAGTGCCGCGTCTGCAAGAACGACCCAATCGACTCGCTGGACTGCGAGCACTGCGACGGCGGCTACCGGATGAGCGTCACCCCCGGAGCCGTGGACCGGATGTTCAAGGGCACCCGGAAGTCCCACGTTGACACCATCGTGGTGGACGAACTCAGTCTTGCAAAATCTAACACCTCGTCCCGCTTTCGCTCGCTCTGGCCGTGGCTCGAACGCTTCCAGTATCGCATCGGCCTCACCGGGACACCGGTGCCCAACAACTACCTCGACCTGTGGGGCCAGATCCGCCTGCTCGACGACGGCGAGCGCCTCGGCCGCAGCTTCCACCACTACAAGCGCACCTACTTCCAGCAGACCGACTACATGGGCTACCAGTTCGGCCTGCGCCCAGGGGCGAAGGAGAAGATCGATGCGAAGCTCGCCGACCTCGCGCTCACCATGCTCGGCGACGACTGGCTCGACGTGCCGACCTGCGAGAGCATCGACGTGGAGGTGAAGCTCCCGCCGTCCGCCGTCGCGGAATACAAGAAGATGGAGAAGGAGCTGCTCATTGAGCTGGAGAAGTCCGACGTGGTGGCACTCAACGCGGCGACGCTCGCGGGCAAGCTGCTCCAGATCACCGGCGGTGCCGTCTACGACGAGTTCCGGGGTGTCCACCACGTCCACGATGCGAAGATCGAGGCGCTGAAGAAGCTCCGCAAGCAGCACGGCAAGGAGCCGATGCTGGTGCTCTGCGCGTTCAAGCACGAGTCGGCCCGCGTGCTGGAGGCGATCCCCGGCTCCCGCATGTTCGACGAGAAGGACATGGACGCGTGGCAGCGGGGCGAGATCCACACTTGGGTCGCGGATGCCAGGTCACTCTCGCATGGAATCGACGGACTCCAGAAGTCCTGCCGCATCGCGGTGTGGATGACCCTCACCTACTCCAACGAGACCTACCTCCAGACCAACGCTCGCATCGTCCGCACCGGCCAGAGCTACGAGACGCTGATCTACCGCATCGTGGTCCCGGCGTCTATCGACGATGCTGTCGCGGCAGCCCTCAGAGACAAGAGCGACACCCAGACCGGGTTGCTCAACGCACTCCGCGCACTTCAACAAATTGCAGCATGAGACACGTATCAAAAGAAGGCGAGTGGGTCACCAACGTCCCGAAGTCTATCAGATCCCTGCCACGCCGCGAAGGAGTCGAGCTGCGGCAAGGACCGCCAAAATCCGTCACCCATCTTGTCCCAGTTGAAGACTTGGAGCGGCGAGGATTGGTCGGGGCGTACCTCGCCCACGACATTCCCGAAGGTTACTACAATCGACCCAAGATACCTCGGTGAAAATCGCCGCTTGACGGAATCGCGGAATTAAAGAATCCTTGAATCACCAGTGAAACGCATCCCAGTAGACATCGTCCAGTGCATCGTGATCGGCCTCACGCTGCGAGACTACGCCGTCATCCAATCCCTCGTCCGCAACCGGGAAATCCCGATGAGCCGTCAGGACATCGAGGATGCTACCGGCCTCGACAAGTCGGTAATCGAACGCTCCACGAAACGTCTCGTCGAGATGAAGATCCTCTCCCGCGACAAGGCCCACCCAATCGGCGGAAGCATCCACCGCGCTGCCAAATACTCACTGACATGAAACCTGAAGAACAACGAATCGCCATCGCAGAGGCGTGTGGATGGATTACTTCTAAAAACGGAACTGAGGGGTTTGCCCCAAGGGACCGAAAGATAAATATCCTATGTGATATTTATGATCCACTACCACAATACCATTCCGACCTCAACGCGATGCACGCTGCCTTCTTGTCCCTGCCCGCGGGCAGCCACATCACGTTCGGGCGGCATCTACAAGAAGTGTGCGGAGAGGGGCTGGTCGGGTATATGTCCTCCTACCCCGAGGACTTTGCTGGCCTAGCTCGCATCGCGCACGCAACCGCAGCCCAACGCGCCGAAGCCTTCCTCCGAACACTCAACCTCTGGAAGCCATGACCTGCTCCCAATTCGTCAAATCAAAGATGCCCGAATCACCCGAGGCCGTCAACCACCCGGACCACTACAACGCATCCGGCATCGAGTGCATCGACGCGATCGAGGCCGCGCTGACTCCCGAGGAGTTCCGGGGGTTCATCAAGGGCAACGTCCTGAAATACGTCTGGCGCGAGAAGCACAAGTCCGGCGACCAGGATCTCGCCAAAGCCACATGGTATCTGAACCGCTTGAAGAAACCATGAACGACCGACCTACGCCGGAGACGGATGAGTTTGCATCCATGTGGAGGACGCATCAGGAGTGGAAAATCCACGCCCGGCACATCGAACGCCAACGCGACGACGCGCTGGAACAGCTCGCCGCGATGACCGACCAGCGCGACGCCGCGCTGATGGTGATCCGGCTGGCACAACGAACCGCAGGGGAGGACTGATGGGCTACTACCTGATGCCCCAGGCGATCGGACATGAGCTGACTCTGGTCGCCCGCGAGGCGGCTCGGGTCTTCGTCAAGGCCCACGGCTATCCCACCGGCCAGCTCGGCATGGAGATCGACGAGACCCGCCGGGTGATCCGGGTCACCGACAAGACCCGCGAGATCACCGAGATGTTCACCTTCGCCGAGCTGGGCTTCCTTTAGAACGACGACAGCGGCTTGGGCTTCGGCAGCTTATAGGGTTTGGGTTTGTCGCTGTCCTTCTCGTAGCGGGACTGGTCTACCCCCATCCAGATGAATGCGTCCTGTTCCAAGGTCGTCTCTTTCGTTCCGGGACCGTAGGTGCTGACGCCCCATCCGAGAAGGTTGATTGCGGAGTAGATCATCCCAGGGTTTGCTCCGTGCTCCCGCATCGCGTTGTACATTTCCACCTGCGACAGGGGCAGGTAGAGACCAAGCATCTCGGTTTCCAACTGCACCCTGTTGCCGACCGCGTCCTCTCCCGCCATCACGTTCCAGATCGCGGAAGGCCACGGGGCCAGCTTGGTCTGGATCATCTTGAGCGTCGTCCCACCCATAGTGTCGCCCGACTGAGCGGGGTTACCCACAGCATCCCGCATGTTCATCAGCTCCCCGCCTTTGATCTTGTCGCCGTCGATCGCCTCGCGGCCGAACTCGGTCCCGCGCAGCATCCAAGATCCCGTTCGACTCACGAAGACAAGGTTCTGAAGCATACCGGCCATCGGGTCGATCCGGGTGTTGCCGATCTTGACCTTACCGAAATCGCTGGAACGGGGGTCCTCCTCGATGTACATCTCGTCGTCGTCCCACCCGCGAAGGTGCTTCACCATGCTCAGGAAGTTGTAGTAGACGGCGACCCCGATAACCATCCGGGCATACTCCATCGCCACGACTTTCCGTGCCGCACGGGTTTCCGGGTAGAACTTGAACCCCGTCATCAGATCGACAGCCATCACGGGGAAGTGCCCGATGACCTGCAACCGGCTCAACCAGTAACGAGGCGAGAAAAGCAGCTTCGAGAGAAAGTCCGCCGAGTTGGCGGCAGCTCCGAGGTTCCCTCGGCCCGTCATAACCTCCACATGTTTTGCGAGATATTCGATCTCTTTCTGGGTGCCGAGTCCGATACCTCCGAGCTTGTTGGTCAGCTTCGCGGAGAACCCTTTCCTCTCCCCGATGAGGGTGCGGTAGAGCAGACTGAAGTAGGGCATCCGCACCGAGTTGATGCCGGACACGTAGGCTCGGATCGAGGCGTCCACCACCGCGGCCGTGACTTTTCCAACACCCGGGATCAAGCGTAGGATCTCGCTCCTCATTTCCTCGTTCATCTGGTCGAAAGTCGCCCCTTCCTGCCATGACCCGAAGTTCATCTTGGCCCTCACCGCAACATCGTAGTCCGGGTGGTTCTCGACGCGGGCTTGAACTCGTTCGGCGTGCTTCTTGGCGAACGCGAAGTGGGAGGGCAACGACTTGGCCCACACCCCGGGACGGGTGAAGGCAACGAGCTGCGTCTGCCGACCGATAGTGCCTACGTCCGCCGATGTCATCAGCGTCCGGCTCACGTTGAACAGGAGGTCATTGGTTCGGTCAGCCACCAACTGCCCGAACGAGCGGTTGTCCAACTCCGTCTGGATGACCATGCGGTTCAGCTCGGACTTCAACCGGTTGTGCTCCATGATCGCATCCTCCCGGGCCTTGCTCGTCTTGGGAGTAGGTTTCACCGACTTGGTGTAGTCCTTGGCGTCCAAACGAGCTTGGATCTTGGCAGTCGAAGTCTTGATCCGCTTGATGTCGCTCAAGAGATCCAGTGCCGTGCGAAGATTTTGGATCTCCTCATCCCCAGCGAACGGGTCCTCTTTGGTATCCGGCAGCGTGACACCTTTCGACAGCTCGGCCTCACGCTTCGCGATCATATCGCGGAGCTGCTTCTTGGCGGCATCCGGGTCCACCTTCCGCATCGCCGCGAGTGTTTTGTTGAGAAGGTCACGGGTAGCTCGGATGCTGACTACATCAGGGTCCTTGTCGAACTCCCCCGGCTCCCGCGTCTTGGTCGAGAAGTCACCGTCCTGGATCTTGCGGGTGATCTCTGCCACCGACTTGTTCAGCACCTTCAGGAGGTCCTGCTTCCGCTTGTCCTTCCGCTCAGGGTCGGCTTCAAGCACGGCATCCGCGGCATCGCGCAGGGCGTCCCGCTGGTCGATGAGCGCGAGCATCTCCGAGTCAAGCGTCCGGGTGAAGGTCGGCTTCCCCGGCTTTTTGATCGCGTTGATGATGTCCTTGTAGCGTTTGATGCTGGCCTCGATCACCCGAACGCTGCGCTCGTAAGCAGTCTGTTCTTCGGACTTCTTCGGTCGGCGACTCTTGGCCAACTTGCGGCGGTCGTCGCGCAGGGCGTCGAGACGGGCTTGCAGCTCCGCCATCTGCGGGGTCCAGCGGCCCATGCGGATGTCGCGCTGGCGGGCGGTGAGACCGGCGGCAAGCAGCTTCTCCTCATCCTTGATGCGCTTCTCCAGCGAGGCGAGGTCGCGCTCGTATTTCTTCAGGAGTTCCGGCTTCTTCGGCTTGGCGGCTTTCTGCCGCTCGCGCCGGTCGGTCTTGAGCTGATCGAGCTGCGTCTTGAGCGCCCGCAGCTCCGGCGTCCACGGACCCATCTTCACGTCGCGGGCACGCTGGAGCAGGCCCTCGGCAAGCAGCTTGCGCTCCTCGGCGATGCGGCGGTCCAGCAGCTTCTCAGCGCGTTCGAGCTGCTGCTCCTGGGTGAGTCCCGGTGCCTTGAAGATCGCGTCGTAGTCTTTCTTCCGGTCGTCCCGGCGCTCCTTGAGATCCTTCAGCTCGGCTTCTTCTTCGGCGGTGAACTTCTGAGGCTCTCGTTCCTTGAGCGCCTGCTTGGAAGTGACCGCTTTGTCGAGATCCTCGAACTCGTTTTTCAACCGGGTCTTGATCGCATCGAACGTGCTCTTGAGTTGTTCCTTCCCGTTCTGCGGCCGCAGGTTGAATTTGCGGATCGTATCCTTCACCTGCTTTGCGAGGTCGCGGACTTCCTGCTCTTGAGGGTCGCGCTGGGGACCGGTCTTCTTCGGGTAGCTCTTGGCCAGCGCATCTTCGAGCTGCGACGAGTAGCGGGCCATCTCGCGATACTTGCGGGTGGTTTTCGCGTCCTTCTCTTGGCTCGGCTGCGTCGTGATGCCGTAGTTCGAGAAAGCGTCGTGGACCTCACGCATCGTGAGGTTCGGGTAGCTCGATCGTAGGTCGGTGTGGACGGCGGTCATCACCTCCTCGAAGGTCTGCAAGCCCTCGTTCACGTAGTAGCGAACCAACTGGTAGATCGCCTTCCCGTTCACCATCTCACCCGGGTCGATGCCATCGAGGATCTCCTGACGGGGTTTGATCTTCTTCGCCTTCGGCACTACCGCTTGATGCAGCTCCTGCGATTTACTGTAGATGTCCCCAACGAACGGAATGTATCGTCTTCCAAAATCCTTGGTGAGCCGAGTCGCGAAAGCTGTGATTGTGTTAGCTCCGTCCACAATGTAGGAGACCCCGATGACCGCGACGTGGTAGGCTTCCTGCGCGGGCAGCCAGTTCATGTTAGCCCGACCCTGGATATTTTGTCGCAGCCACTCCCGGGACTCCTGCGCCTTTCGTTGAAGCGTGGTCAGCGGCTTCTCGCCCTGCTTCTGACCTTCACGCAAAGCCTTCTTGAACTCGGGAATCACCATGTTCTCGAAGACCTGCTGGGCGTTGTCTTCCGAGGCTTCCGCCTCGCGGACTTTCTCCCGATCCTCGAACTCCTTGATCTTGGCGTAGGCGGCTTTCAGTTCATCCGACTGCTCCTCGCTCAGTTTCTTCCCACCTTGAGCGTGCTGGATTCGACCGGCGATGATCCCGATGTCCAACTCGTCGGTGACGAAGACTTTGCGGGCACCGAAAGCGGTTGCTTGGATGGAGCCGACACGGCTGTTGAGCAGTGTCATCTCCGCATAGTAGGCCAGCGCGTCGTTGACCGCAGCGATCTGATCCGCCGTCGCGGACTCCCCTTGCCGGTTGCGCTCATACAGCGCCCGCTCCATCGCCCCTTTGGCCATGAGCATTTCATTCAGAATGAGCATCACCTGAGAGGTGTCCGGCTGGAACAGCTCTCTCTTCATCCGGGCGACCAGTTTCTTGCTGGCGTCGGGGTCCTGCTTCAGCAGCTTCTGAGCGTCCTGCCAATACTGGGTGAAGGTGACTGGGTTATTCTTGAAGATCGGTGGGAACCCATTGGCTTCGCGCCAAGCATCGGTCGCCGCGTTCTGGGTGCTGACCATCGACGCAAACGGGATCTCCGCAGCCGGTGCCGGTGCCGCAGGCTCGACAGGCGGCGGGGTTGCGGTTGCTGCCGGTGCGGGTGCAGGTGCAGGTGCAGGTGCAGGTGCAGGTGCAGGTGCGGGCGAGTAGACCAACAAGTCCCCTTGGCGGACATACCCTTCCGGGATACTTGAGTACTGCTGGTATTCAAAAGCCTCGAATGACACAGGCTGATTGTTCTCAAGAGCGGTATTCACCGCAG